GATCATGTTGAGATATTGTTTCCGCTCGTCGTTGTTGCTGACAGAAAGGATATTCCATATCCGGTTGTTGCGGCGATCAACCGCCCGATCCTGCGGCTCGACCACCGCCGCCGTCTTGGACCATCGCACGGTGATCGCCACCGGCTGAACGCCGGTCGGCCGCTCGGCAATAACATCTTCCGATCCGGTCTGCGGCTCGACTCGTGCCGGCATCGGGCCGGCAATGATCGTCCAACCCGAGAGGACATTGCCGTAGCCATCGTCAGCGATCTGGCGACGGCGCTCGAAGCGGACCATCTCGCGGAGTTCGCCGGCCGGCATCGTCACACCCTCGGTTGCCAATAGCCAGCGAGCATCGATGTGAGCCACCCCGGCATTTGCTGGAGATTGCTGGGCACGAGAATCTCACGATACTCGTAGAGCGTCGAAACCGCCTGGAACATGGCGCGCCTGATGCCGGCCGGAATGGTCGAGGCGTCATAACCCGACGCAATCGTCACAGCCAAACCCGAGGCATAGGCGCCGCCCAGATAATACTGCTGCACCCCGAAAATCCCGCGGGTCGTCATCGTGTAGTTAGCGGTGACATTGGCGGCGGCGGGATCGGCCGCGGCTGTCCATGTTCCCACCGGCGTTATCGGCACCGATGCAAGCGCGCCGGAACAACCGAAGTCGCTCGCGTCGGGCGTCCATTCATAGACGGTCTTGTAAATGGTTATGCCCGCGAATTGCTCGAACTGTTCGATTGCCGCGGCAATCATGTCTTGGACATCGAGGTCGTCGTCGTTTTGGTCGTTCAGTCGCAGACGCCCCTTGGCGCGCTCGAGCATATCGCCGGGCAGGCTTGCTGTGTCGCGGCTGATGATCTTGATGGCCATCACGGAGTGTCCCTGACATCGATCGAAAGCTGATTGATATCGGCCTGTATCTTGACGGCCGAGAAAATGAGCAGCCGCGACAGGATGGCCGGAGGCCAGTTGCCGGCGCCAGCATTCGCGCCCAGACGCAGGGTAGTAACGGTCGGCATGGTGGCGACAACGTCGGCGGCCGCTCCGATGCCATTCCCCGCCGCAAGCACCTCATTGAGCTGAGCACTGTGAGCGATGCCAAAGCGCGTCGACGGCGTACTGATCGACCCCGGCGTCTGGCTGGCTTGGCTGACACCGCCAGTCACAGTTTGTACTTGAATCTGTGGACCAGAAGTGAGGTTCACAAAGAACCGCTCGTTATTGCTGGCATTGTCGAACTCCAAGATCGTCTTGGACGCCGCTGGCGTGCTCAAAAAATATCCCGCGAACGCGTACACACACGGCGGCATGGCGATGGCGAGCGTGGCAAGTGAGATCGTGATGTCGGGATTCACCGTTGCCGTCGATACATCGAGGCCCTGCACACCCCACGTCGCGCCATTCAGCACCAGCGTCGTGAAGTTGGCTTCCGTCCGGGCGGCACCATTCCAGAAATATTGCCGCCTGACAAAGTCCAAATCCGCTGCGGCACCCGGCCAAGGAAAGACGACCGGAGCCGCGGAGTCGCGGATGAGGCCGACTCGCGCCGCCTGAACGCCGGGGAATGCGAAACTGGCGCGGGTCATAGGGCGATCTCACAATGCCGGCCGTCGGTCAGGATGAGAATCACACTGCCGGCATCATCACTCTTGACGACATCGGCGATCCCCACGCCCGCCGCGCCTTGTGACCCTGCTTCGCCGCGCTGCCCCTGCTCGCCCGCCTTGCCGGCCCTGCCGCGCGAGCAGATCAGCTGCCATCCCGACCCGCCGATCGCGCCCGGATCATCGTGCTTGGCAAGCCATGCGCCGCCATCATGCTGGACTACATCGAGGGCGTGATAGGCGGCATCCGGATCGAATGTCCCGCACGGCACCCACGATCTCCCGTCAGAACCGTTTTCCCCGCGCGCGCCGGACTCGCCAGCGGCTCCGGGCTCACCGGGAACACCCATGACACCCTGAAGCCCCGCGGCCCCTGGCGGGCCGATTTCGCCGGGCTCGCCCTTGAGACCTTGAGGTCCCGGCGTCAGCGTCAACGTCGCAATCCGCTCCTCGAGGGCCTTGAGCCGCCCATCGATTTCGCGCGCAAAACGCCCGACGAGCTCGCCAGCGGTCTTCGCGGCCGCCTCGACGATCGCCAAATCACGCTGCAAGGCGGGAATGTTCATAGGCCTCGAGGCCTTTCGCATGGGCAATCAATTCGAAGAGCTTGGCCGCCGCCGGATCGGTCTCCTGATCACCGGCCGCTGGCGGCGCATCGGCCGGTGGTATCGCCGGCGCGGCTGGTTCGGGCTTGGGCGGCGGATTGGTCGCAAAGCTCAGCGGGACGACTTGCTGCTGAACCCGCGGCTCGTCGCCTGCCTCGACGGCGGGATAGCCCTCCTTGGCGCGGGCCTCATTGGGCGCATAGATGCCGCCCTGGACGCCCCTCGTGAGAGCGTCAATCCGGGTCAGGAGCTCAGTCCGAAGCAGCGCCTCGGTGTCGTATTCCGTCCATTCATCGCCGGGCAGCCCAAAAAATTGATCCATTGCCGTCTCGATCTTGTCGAGCACGTAGTTGAGCCCATTGGCGAGCCAGAAGTTCATCAGCGCCTCGGTGGTGGCGAAAGCCTTGCCGTCGTCGACGCCAATGAGAATGCCGGGAACACCGAATACTCCGACAATCTGCTTATCACTTAGCTTCAATGCCTCGATCAATTGAGAGTCGCGTTGGGTGACGCCGGTCTGCTGCCACTTGAGGCCATGGGTCAGGATTGGCGTGCCGCCGGCCTGGGGTCCGGTCGTTTGATTGATCCATCGTTGCCGCAGATCGTCGACCTGCGCCGAAGTCAGTTCCGATAGGTCGGTACTGATAACACCGGATGGCCGCGCCGCATTGTTCCAGAACGTTTGCATTGCCCCAGCCATGGCGCTGCGATTGACAAGATCGCCCGACAATGCGGCGAGCGGCGTCTCGCCGATGAGCGGATTCTTGGGAGTCGCATATTTGACGTGCAGGACATCGCGAGCCGGCACCACCAAGCGCCCATCCTCATTGAGGCTCTCCCAATCGATGATCGGCGATGATCCGCCAACCGCGTAGAAAACTTCATGGAGGAGTTGTCCCTCAACCCTGATATCGACCAACTTGACCGTTCTCGAATCCAGCCAGTGGAGTTCCGCCACCTCCTGACGGGCATTGCGGATCGCCAGCGAATACCAGTTGCCGGAATAGAGCAGGGAACGCACCCCGTGCGTCAGGAAGTCAGAACGCGTCTGGTAAGAATTGGGGAACCGCAACAGCCGGGAAAGCGCGCTGGTGGTGATGTCCTCGAAGCCGCCATCGTCGTTCTCACGGCGATGAAAGCCGGGAAGCTGGGCGATCGCCCGCACGTATGCCCACACGCAGGCATCGACGGTCGAGCACGGAAAATCCGGCAGCACGTTATAGCCGCACTGCCAGAAGTTCAGCGGCCATGACATCGATAACCAGCCCTGCTCGGGCTGGGACACGGGAGCAAGCGGCGTAGTCAGCCGCTCGCCCTCGCGCCGGCCTTGACGCGTCACCAGCTGCTTTAGGGAGGAAAGCAGCACTAGCGCCGCGCCGTCGCCGTCTTGTGGGGCTCTTCCGAAGCCGGCCGCTGGTGCGGTGCACCGGGAGGCTTGGGCAGCTTGGGCGGTGGCGGCTCGGGCAATCCTTCCGCCTCTCTGGCAACCCTTGCCTCCGGCGTCTCGCGATCAGGAATCCATGTCGGCGGCGTGGCAATCGCCTCCGGCGGAACCTGATCAGCGGTTTGCTGCAGCGGTGCTTTCAATGGTTCATTCTCGGCCATCGCCAATCTCCTTTCGTCGTAAAGCCGGCGTGCTTAAGCCGGCGCTGCCATGTCACCGCCGGTAATATCGAAGAGGCCCAGGCCCAGCCGCTGCCGTTCGAGTCGGTGAACTGTCGCTTTACCCCATAGACCATGCACGTCTCTCCTCTTGGTTGCCGATTGCGTTTACCAGCCCACGTTGGCATTCATGTAGGCTACCATTCCAGTCTTCCGCATCGCCCAGTTCATCGGCAGAATCATCCGGATTGCCATCGAGTAGGTTTGCCACAGCGAGCGGATCGGGGCGGCGACCACGTTGGGAGCGCCAACCGTCGAGAGCGCCAGCGGTGTCGTATCCTCCTCGTGCAAGGTAGCCTGATCGCTGACGTCGAATTGCGGCGTGTCGGCAGTAACCGAAACGAACTCCGCGGCATCGACCATCAGCGGCTGCTTGGCGGTGACGAGCGGCGACTGAAGCACCCGAATGCCGCGCAGAGTTCCATTCTGCACCGAATCGAACGGGAAACTCCCATCGGCGATCGTTACCCATTGCAGCGACAGGGCGTCGGCCGGATTGATCAGCAGAATGAGATTGCTCCCGCCGCCGGCGGTGACGATTGCACCGATCATGCCTTTGAGGTCAGCAACCATCTTATCGTAGGTAGCAGTCACCACGCTTGGCGTAATCGACGCCGGCGTATTGGCCGCCGCCTTGAGGCCAGCCGGCTGGATAGTATCCGCGGCGGTCGTCGAAACCAGCGCCGCATCGATCGCCCGCGCGGTGTCCTCATTGATCGCCTGTCTGATCACCTCCTCGATCGATGGCGTCGAATGCAGGTCAAGTTCCTTGGTAAAAGTTGAGATCACCGACATCTTTTTAGGTGTCAGCGTGATCGAGGTGAGCGATGCGCGCCTGACCGGAATCGGATTGCCTTCACCGACGAACGAGCCGTTCAAAGCGCCGGCCGTGCCGAGTGCAATGAAATTGCGGATTGGAACCCTGATCTGCCCGGCACGACCGAAAGTGAGGCGCATGCCGGTCGCCGAAACGCCCGGATAAAGCGAGTTGACCGGCAATGCAGCAACAAAATCGGCGATCACCAGACCGACCAATTCGGCGGCCCAGCCGGTCGTGGTCGTGTTGCCTGGACTGGTAACCGCCTTCTGGACGATCTGAATCCCCTCGTTGTCGCTATAGTGCTCCTTGATCATTTCCTCGGCGGTGACCAGCTTGCCTTCTCTGCGCCACCACATCGACATCGCCGTAGCGGTCAGCGCCTTAACGAGATAATCGACGGGCCGCAGTTCCTTGCGCTGGAAGTTCGGGATGAAGCTGACGTTCGACTTGGGCGCGATCACTTGCGCCTTCGTCTTGAGGCCGCTCTCGACGTTCTTGAGCGTCGTCAGGGATTTTTCCTTCGCGGTGATTTCGGCGGTGATTGCATCGACTTCGATTGCCTGTTCCTCGGTCGGATTTTCGATCCCGGCCAACGTATTGCCGAGACTGGTCAAGCGATCCTTCAGGCTGACGAGAGCCTGTTCAGTGGCGGCGATTTTTTGCCCGATGGGCAAAGGCGAGAGACCATCCATGGAAGTTCCTTTCACGGGGATGGGTTTGGGTTCGGCAGACTTGCCGGATTGCGGCTTGACGCCTGACGCGGCGCGTTGATCGCCTGCGCCTGACGCGGCGCATAGACGGCGATATTGATCTTCTAGAAGAAACTGCTTGGCGATTCGCCGAGCTCGCGGATTGGCGGGAATCGAGACCAGCGAAGCCTCGATGAGCTCCGCCTTGCGAAATCGCTGCGGCCCGAATGGGTCCTTGGCGTCGATGGGTTCACGCTCGATCGCCCGGAAGCCAACCGACACTGTGTCGAGCAAGCCCTGCTCGAACAGAGCGCGAGCCATGTCGACAACCGGCGACGTTCCCGGCTCGGCCAGGTGCAGCGCGCCGCGCAAGGCATGCGCCTCGACGCGCACCCGTTCCCACTTGCCGATAATGTCGTTGCGCGAATGGTTGAACAGCGCAATCGGCGAAAACCTGGATATCTGCCAGCCATCGGGATCGATGATGTCACCCATGCGATCAGGCTCGCCGTCGGACAGGATGAACTCATCGGCGCCGGCCGGCGCGAGCTTGCGTTCGATGTACTCAAACATCGGCCTAACTCCTCTTGCGCGGAACCTTGAGGCCAGCCCGGCGGGCTTTTGCCAACCCGATGGCGATCTTTTGTGCGCGTGGTCGCTTGCGCGCCGCCGATCCCTTCGGCGCATGATATTGCTCGCGGATCACCGATGATATCTTGCGCTTGGCCTTGGGTGAGTACTTGGTTTTAGCCATCGATGCACCTCATGCGATGAGCGCCGCCATCTCGAGCACCGGCTTGCGCATCGCCGCAACCGCCATGATCGCCGCAACCGCAAGATCGATCCGCCCATAGGTCTTGCGCTTGTCCGGCTTGCGATTGCCAGCCGCATCGCGCTCGACGGTGGTATTCGAAATGCACCAGGCAAGCACCGGATGACCGCCGTGCCGGAACCCGCCCTCCTTGGCGACCACCTCGAACTGCGTGACCGCCGGCGCAAACGACTTGAAGCCCTGCCGGAACGACGTCAGCGGCGGAATGTGCCCAATGCGATTCGCGGCTGCGATTAAATCTTTCATGTGCCAATCGTCGAATGCAATAGTTTGCAAATTCATCCCCGCCGTTATGCGCGCAATATCGGCAGCAACCCAATCGTAGTCGATCGCTGGCCCCGGCGTGGTGTTGAGAAATCCCTGCCTTACCCAAGCATCGTAAGGCACCCGGTCCCGCCTGGTCCGCTCCTCAACAGTGGCAATCGGAGTCCACGCCACCGGCATGAGATGCACACTGCCATCGTCATCGATACAACCAAGTACCAGCGCGGTCAGATCAACCCGCGCCGAAAGATCGAGCCCACCCCACACCGGCCGCCCATCGGTGAATAGCCCCGCATCAATTGCGCCATTGCCTAGCCGCCAGACCTCCGGCGGCATGAACATATCCCGGCTATCCGCGGCGATCCGCTGATTGAGCCGTAGATTGCGAAATGCCGATTCAAAGCTCGGCATTCGTCTCGCCCGCTCCGCCTCGGAAAATACGTCATCGGCATCAAGAAACTTGCCAAACGCCGGATTGACCGCCTGGATAACCCCATGGTCGAACGGATCGGCATCAAAAGGCGCGGCATGCAAATGCACGACGATCGAGGAATCGATACCCTTCAGGCCATCGTCGATGATCTGCGATAATGGGTGCTCATCGCTCGCCGCCTGCGTCGAGATCACTATGCCCAATGCGCGCTTCCGCTTACCCATCGCAGTTTGCAAGCTATCGAACAACTGCCGGTCGGGCGCTTGTGCAAATTCGTCGTAGACCCAGAAACTCGGCGCCAAACCATGCCCGCGCCGAGCATCCGCACTGAGTGCCTGATACTTCGATCCGATCCCGGCACCCTTGAGCACCTCGAAAATCCTGTAAGGCCACCGCTTGAGATTGACCGCCGCCGCGAACTCAGGCACCTGCAGGATGATCGCTTCCATCTCGTCGGCAATCAGCCCGGCCTGCTGGCGATCGATGGCCGCCGAATAACACTCGCCGCGGAACTCCGCCTCGGGACCGAGCAAATGACAGAGCGTCAGTCCCGCCGTCATGCCGGTTTTGCCATTGCCCCGCGGTTGCGACAGGATGCCGATGCGCACCCGGTCAATGTCCCTCCGGCTGTAGATGTCCTCGATGAAGGCGCGTTGCTCAGCCAACAGCTTGAGTTTTTTGCCGATCAGCTTGCCCTTGGTAATCGGCAGAAATTGCAGGAAAGCAACGACTCGCTCAACCCGCGTCAGCCCCTTGCGCTCCCACGGCAGTTTGCGCGGTTTCAGCGAGGCCGCCACCTCACGGCGAACCGAAGCGCCCCGCCCGCGCATGCCCATTAAAAAATTCCTATTCCTATATCAATCACGCGAAATTC